TCCCACGCGGAGAATTTTTCTCCTAATACAAAAGGAATCATATGGCAGGCAAACCCGGACGAAGCGGCGGTGCCCGTCCCGGTGCTGGGCGGAAACCCAACCCGCCGACGATATTGCAGCTCGCGGCAACGCACTCTGACCCCAAGACGTTCCTGGCCGCAGTCATGAATGACGCGGGCACAGACGTGAAGCTACGGGTAGACGCCGCCAAGGCACTCATGCCCTACCTGCATCGCAAGGTCGGCGAGGTCGGCAAGAAAGAAGAATTGGGCCAGCTTGCCAAGACGGCAGACGCAGGGACAGCCTGGGGAGGGCTGCTTCAGTAAATGTGGAACACCAGCGCACCGGATTGGAGGAACAGAATCCAGTCCGGGGCTTCGCTGTGTCCGCGCCTTCCGGGTTTGGACAACGAGCGGGCCGATCACGCCTTGGCCGTGTTCAAACTGCTGAGACTGCCTGACGTACCCGGCAATCCTTCGCTGGCAGACGCTGGCGGTGACTGGTTCTTTGAGATCGTCCGCGCGCTGTTCGGCAGCTATGACGGCGAGTTGAACGAGCGGCACATCCGGGAGTTGTTCCTGATGGTGCCCAAGAAATCAAGCAAGACCACGTATTCAGCGGCCTTGCTGCTGACGGCCATGCTGGTGTCTCCGCGCCCGCGTGGTGAGTACCTGTTTATCGGTCCGACGCAAGAAATCTCCGACTTGGCTTTCAAGCAAGCGGCGGGAATGGTTGAGATTGACGAAGTGCTGCGGGCTAAATGCCAGATTCAGCACCACATTAAGACGATCACCTATCGACCGACCGGCGCCTTCCTGAAAGTCAAAAGTTTTTCGCCCACCGTAGTGACGGGATCAAAGCCCTCCGGCGTGTTGATTGACGAGATTCACGTCATGGGCCAGATGAACGACGCAGATCGTGTCATCGGCCAGCTTCGCGGCGGCTTGGTATCGCAGCCCGAGGCGTTTCTGGTGAACATCACCACGCAGTCCGAGCGCCCGCCTGCCGGGGTGTTCAGGGCCGAACTCATGAAGGCACGCAAGGTGCGCGACGGCGAACTGCAAGCGCCAATCCTGCCTGTGCTGTACGAATTCCCGCCAGGTGTTGAATGGCGAGATTCGGCCAACTGGTGGATGGTCACGCCGAACCGTGGCAAGAGCATCACCGTCGAGCGGCTGATCCCGGACTTTGAGCAAGCCGAGGCAGCTGGCGAGGAAGAATTGCGCCGCTGGGCATCGCAGCACCTGAACGTCGAGATTGGCCTCGCGATCATGTCCGACCGCTGGGCTGGCGCCGACTTTTGGGAGCAGCAATCCACCAAACTAGGTCTTGATGATTTGCTCGCCCGCAGCGAAGTGGTGGCAGTCGGAATCGACGGCGGCGGTCTGGATGATTTGCTTGGCCTTGCGGTGTGTGGCCGGGAAAAGAAAACCGGCAACTGGCTGCTGTGGACAAAAGCCTGGGCACATCCGAGCGTGCTTGAGAGGCGCAAATCCGAGGCTTCACGCCTTGCCGACTTTCAGCGTGACGGCGATCTGGTGTTTGTGGATCACGTCGGCGATGACCTGCAAGACGTTGCCGATCTTTGCAAGAAGGTCTATGACTCTGGCCTGCTAGACAAGATCGGATGCGACCAAGCGGGAATCGGCGCGATTGTGCAGGCCATCGTTGACGCTGGCGTGCCGCAAGAACTGCTGATCGGGATTTCGCAGGGGTGGCGCTTACACGGCGCAATCACGGTAACGGAGCGCAAGCTGGCCGAAGGCGCGCTATGGCACTCCGGGCAGGAAATGATGGCGTGGTGCGTCGGCAATGCCAAGGTAGAGCCGCGCGGCAATGCCGTGATGATCACCAAGCAGGCCGCAGGGCGCGCGAAAATTGATCCGCTGATGGCGAGTTTTAACGCGATTACCTTGATCAGCTTGAACCCGCAGGCCCGATTCTCGGAGCCGCAGATTATGTTTTTCTGACGCCCTTCGCGTCACACATACCCGCCCATGTGGCGGGTTTTCTTTTGGGAGAACGCGAATGCATCGCGCCTATTCAGTACTGCAAACCAAGTCGATTGACGATGGCGAGCGCGTCATCCGTGGCGTGGCGACAAGCCCGGAAGTTGACCGCGTGGGCGACATCGTTGACCCGCTTGGCGTCCGCTACAAGAACCCGCTGCCATTGTTGTGGCAGCACCAGCACGAAAAGCCAGTTGGCACGGTCAAGTTTGACGCGCCCACGAAAGACGGCGTGACCTTCGAGGCGCGTCTCCCGGTCATCAGCGAACCCGGGACATTGAAAGACCGCGTTGACGAAGCGTGGCAGTCCATCAAATCAGGTTTGGTCGCCGCAGTCAGCATCGGCTTCCGTCCCATCGATGGCGCGGTAGAAACGCTGAAAACCGGCGGATTGAAATTTCTCAAGACCGAAGTCTACGAGCTGTCATTAGTGACGATTCCGGCCAACGCGTCTGCGGTAATCCAGGCCATCAAAGCATTCGACAAGCCGCCCGCGTCTGGGCATTCGGCTGTCACCAGTCCCGGCGTCTCGGGGCACTTCACCGCTGCGCAGCGCGCAGTACCGCTCATTTCCGCCAAAGGAAAACACTCATGAAAACCTACGCCGAACAGATCGCCGATCTGAAAGCTACCCGCGCCAAGAAGGCCGACGACATGGAAGCCATCATCCGCAAGACGCTGGATGAAGGCCGCAGCACCGACGCCAGCGAAGCCGAGGCATTCGACACGCTCAAGGCTGAGATCAAGACCATCGATGGCGACATCGTGCGCCTGCAAGACATGGAAGCAATCAACAAGGCCATGGCCAAGCCCGTCGAGCCGACGCCTGCTGCACCTGGCGAGAAGCGTGAGCCGCACATCACTGTCGTGAGCAACGCGAAGCGTCTGGAAAAAGGCGTGGGCTTCGGTCGCTGGGCGCGCGTGGTTGCGCTGTCCAAAGGCAACCTGATGGACGCGGAGCGCATCGCCGCCCGCATGTACCCGGACGATCACTCGCTGAACACCACCATCAAAGCCGCCGTGGCAGCCGGTAGCACTACCGACAGCACCTGGGCGAAGCCGCTGGTGAACGTCGAGAACTACGCCGGTGACTTCATCGAGTTCCTGCGCCCGCAGACCATCATCGGCAAGTTCGGTGCTGGCAACATCCCCGGCCTGCGCCGCGTTCCGTTCAACGTCAAGATCGTTGGTCAAACCAGCGGCGCGACGGCGAACTGGGTCGGCGAAGGTAAGGGCAAGCCGGTCACGAAGTGGGGTTACAACGACGTCACCATCGGCATGACGAAAGTCGCCGCCATCGCTGTCCTGACCGACGAACTGGTGCGCACCAGCGACCCGGCTGCCGACACCCTGGCCCGCGATGAACTGGCCCGCGCCATCATCGCCAAGCTGGATACATCCTTCATCAGCAACGCTGCGGCAGTCGCTGGCGTGTCCCCGGCTGGCATCCTGAATGGCGTCACTCCCATTACGCCGTCCGTGGCGACCGACGCCTACGCGGCCATGCAGGAGGATGTGCAAGCCGTGTTCGGCGCGTACATCACCGCTGGCATGGCTCCGTCCGAGGGTGTCTGGATCATGTCCAGTGCCACCGCGCTGAAGCTGAGCATGATGCGCAACCCGCTGGGCCAAGCCGAGCATCCCGGCCTGTCTATGACGGGTGGCACTTTCGCCGGTCTGCCGGTGATCGTCAGCGACTACCAGGCCACCGCTGGCCGCGTCATTCTGGTGAACGCCAGCGACGTGTACTTGGCGGACGACGGTTCGGTGCAGATCGATATGAGCCGCGAGGCATCTATCGAGATGAACGACGCACCGACTCAGGACGCCATGGCCGGCACTGGCGCATCGCTGGTTTCGATGTTCCAGTCGAACTCCGTGGCGATCCGTGCCGAGAGATATTGTGGGTGGTCTAAGCGCCGTGCGGCCGCAGTGCAAACTGTGACCAATGCGTTGTGGGCATAAGCGTCTAGCGTGAAGCCGGCCCCTCGGGGC